CAGCACTTAGCAGACACTTATGGTGAAATACGTGCTAACTATACAAGTATATTAGCACATCATTTGCTGTAAGTAATCTCGAAGCTACCAGTTGGTCGACAAGTAACTTTCTTCGTCGCCATCCGGAACGCTGCTCTGAAGGCAACGTAACTGAAGGCAATAATTTACCGTCCGGTTGTATAACCGGGCTGCCAAGCCTAACGTATCCAATCATGGTGGAAATGCGATCTCTATCGTAATCCTCCATAGGTGTGTTATACAAAGCATACCGCAAGTTACGGCGCTTGGATAAAACATTTTCAAGCGTTTGACCTTTCGGCCAAGTACTTGGTATAGGAATCCCTCCAACTTTCGTTGGAAGATTAAACCGTACAGCGTACGGACCTACACACCGAATACTAGCTGACTTGATCAACGGATACACTACACGCATAGCGTGTGGACCCCAAACGGGCGTACAAACGTCCAAAAAATTTCTTAAAGCAGGGAGGACAATACAACCAGACGTTTCTTTAGATAACATCGTAAGGTTTAGCTTTACAGGTGTAATATCAAAGCCGTGCCAGTACATCTTACCGCAAAAAACGGAAGTGGTGTATGAAACCATAGTTTTCTTATAATTTAAAGAAACACCAATAAACTCATAACACGACGCTACGGCTTCTAAAGTTCCGTGGCATACATAGTCGTCGCAACAGTGAGCTGCGCCTTTTAAGTATATATCCCTTCTTTTCAAAAGGAATTTTCTCTTAGAGCGGCGCCAACACGCGAATGCCAACATAAGGCATCCGAGCTCAAAACACCCCTTCAGTCCCATTAAGGGCAAAGGAGTCTGTACGAGACCATTATAAGTAGATACTGTAAGTGCATTGAGGTAGTCGAGGAACCTATCCTCACCCAAGCATTCTGTAAATACTTGGACAAGTTCTAAGTCCAACGAGTCCGTATAGTTAGAGGCATCCGCGGATACAACCGGTAACTTACTACTAGTTAAGGTTAACTCCCGGGCTTTAGCATGACCTACAGATTGGTCAAGGCTACAGTCGGGTCTCCACCCGGCAAGTGCACGACGACAAGTCGCGTACACAGTAGTCGAATGGATTAGTGGTGAGTAATATGAGGTTATACCTCTGAATTTGCCCCCAGACTCAACGAGTATGGTCTGCTTACCGTCAGGAACGGTAGCTCTGGCTAGGCCAGAAGCACGAGGTGTAAAACCCTTCGTAGTTTCCATGACACTCCTATGCATTAAGTAAACACTTACTGCTTCTGGAATCTCAAATTTGTAACGTGCATTTGTGCGTTTAACAAGCGATTTTAAACTATAGCAATTAGGGTCTAAAGAGACGTAACCCGTTTCTTTAGGTTCATTACGCGGTTTAAAGCGTAAGTACCGTAAAAACGACCTAATTTCTGAACCGTATTGGTTTCTATAATCCTTTACTTTATTGTAATTGATTGAACGTCTAATACGTTCCGCATAGGCCCGACGCTCGCTATTAATGCGTGCCGTTGAACCAAGCGTTAGCATCTTGCCTATAGAGAGTACAGTTAAGATTCGTTGAATCAACGCTGCATTTTCTTTAGTTGGTTGTGCTTTTGCTAGCACTGCTAACTTGGCATAAAACCATGCAAATAGTTTAGGAAATCCAGTCCGCTTCCGGACCTTCAACCCGTAATCTGCAGGTTTAGGTAAATCATTACCGACTACCCGTAGTCCGAGGATTTGTTGGGCGGACAGCACCTTAAGGAAACCAGCACCTTCGCAATTGATGCGATTTACAATAAGGTTTAAGTACTTATTACTTGCCTCCTTTGGACATCCACATTGCAAACAGAGTGCAAGGAACACCTTAGAAAGGACTTTGAGATCACTTCCAGCATGAACAGTTTCGGTTAAATTCTGTTTAGAAACAAAAATTTCCCTAGTATTTTGGAGCATAACCCTCCTTGTACAATGTTTGTGGTTGAAAGATCACAGAACTAGAC